AGGTATGCTATTGAGTGCAATTTTTCTCTTGGACTGCATATTGATTGACCTCTAAAGAGTATGGAGGTCAATCGGCAAAAGTCAGACACTTTTTACGATATCACAGGACTACTAGGTTGAAGACGAGTTTCTTCACGAATTTCCATCCAGGCTTTACCGAGTAGGTTTTTTCCGCTTCCATCTGCGCCAAGGCCCCAAATATAATCATACGGAGTGTCTTCTGCGATCTCTTCTTCACCCGTATCAAGAAGTGTCTTTTTGACATCAGGATTCTGTTGAACTTTGTACCTGAGAGCGTCCTTCATGATTCCGTACTTAACTTGTTCCCAATCTTTGCGAAGCGTTGGCATTGGAACTTCAATACCATCAACAATGTAAGGCTTATCCCCAGAAGCGATATCCTTTGCCTCTCTTGCTGTCTTTAGGGTTCTAACAATCTCTTGATAGACAGGATCTTCAAACTTCTTAGACTGGTAGTAGTGTTCTGTTGTTGGGTACATTTTCCCGTCAACAATGATACTATGCTTAGAGAAGTTACTCAAACAGCCATAAGCTTCTCTTGTTTTCCAGAACTTTATCATACTTATCCTTTAGGTTGAATATCCCGCTTGAGGCAAACCAGAAATCAAAGCGCTATGAACTTGATCTAGCGCTGTTTTTGTGGCGTTTTGAGCATAAAACTCAAGATGCTGTATATTGTATTTTCGGAACAGCCTTAATACTTCCACGAAAACTTCAGGACTATCAACAAAGTCAAAAGATGTTCCCTCCATAAATGTCGGCCATCTTCTTTCCAAGCCATTTAATCCTATATTTGTAGCTGTTTGTCTTCCTGGATAGATCGAGCTTGACAACCAGGTAAAAGATAAACCAATACCTTTTGTTCCATTACTAGACAAGTAAGCTCCTCGAAGTTGATTATGAAGTTGTTCTACATAGATTCTTTTCATAAGTTCTTTTTTCGTAGTCGGATTTGCTGTATATGAAGCTTCATTTATACCAAAACGAGCAAGTGTTTCAGGATATGTTTGATATCCAAGTCCAGTAGGAGCGGCAGGACTTCCATCTGAGTATTGGTAAATATCTTTGAAGTCAATACCGTAACATGCTGGGAAATGGCGGTCAGCCTTAAGCGTCTCGCCAAAACCAACAGGCGATTCTCTATATCTCCAACCATGAGTCAATGCTCTTGCGTCTGAGCCATATATCTGCCAGTTCCAGGCAAGAATGTTAGGCCAAATAGCCTTACAAGGAGAGTATAAGCAGTCCCAAAGGCCATAATCAGTAATTCGAGCATTTAGATTAGTGTATATTGCTCCTACATAAGGATATTCTTCCCAACTATAAACTGGAGGATAAAACTTGTTTTCAGGAATTGGATTTCCGTTTATGTCTTTTAGATTTTGATACCATTGATTATAAGTAACAGTTCCGTCAATGAGTTCTGTTCCTGCTCTTGGATCGTTTTTGATGACATTGTGCCAAGCTGGATAATTGAAAACTTGCCAGTTATAAAATCCAACTGGAGCGGCGGCTCCACCTTCATAGTCTGGATCTACAAATATAGGCGCAGGGATTCCCTCTGCGTCTAAAAGAGGTTTAAGATATGATAGAAACTCTTGCGTTTTAGCCTTATAATAAGCTCTACCATTTGCAGTAAATACAGAACTTACGCCCTGACCATCTGTGCTATAATTGGCTGGAACATTAAGAATGTCTGCATAATGATAAAAAAGACTATCTCTACCGAAGTGGGGTTGACCGCTCTTTATGAATCCATCGCCGCCATATCGAATAGGCCACCAAGCCCATTTGAAATCTACATTTGGATGATATTGAAGAATCTTGTTTCTTGTATAAACAATTCTGTCTCTAGTATGCGCAGCCATGCTTTGAATCTCGGCAGGGCTTCCACCTGGATTGCCGTGATTCCATGTAAAAAACGCCATTATGTAAGGTATTACATATGGCAGTTCCCAAATATTGCTTTGCCAGATATCAGCTTGTTCTCCCCACCAAACTTGCACACCTATTGTAGGGGGAGGAACGGGCGTTGTAACTTCTTGCGTCCAAATTAATCTAACACTTGGATTGGTTGTTTGTCTATTTATATACGCCGCAACACCTTGCGGGGCATTTAGGTCAGGATCATTAACTCTCCACTCTGCCATTTGTTAGCCCTTTCTAGTGAAATGAAGTTTAACTATTACATCGTCATTTACCAAAAAGCAGAGTAATCTGAAAACTCCTTATCATTATCAAACTTATCAGCTAGATCAGCAAGAAAGGTTGCATGGCAACCCTTTGGTAAACAAAAGCAACCTAATCGCTTACCCTTTAGTTCGTCTAAATCACCAATAAGCTCAGGTTGACCTAATATCCAAAAAGAGTAAAGCTCTATCGCCTCGTCCCTTGAAGAAACGATATATTTTGCCCTACTTCTGGGTTCATGACTGTAAGGATTACCCCAACGGGAACCTCTTCCAACGTCTATATCAAAAGACTCTTTATATCTATTGACGGCTATTGTGAACATTACCGCTTCTCTTGGAAGATTTGTTCCATATCTCTAAGTCAAGTTGATAAGTTGGAACTCCAAGACTTTTGGCATGCGCAATAAAAGCCTTCTCCAATCGCAGGTAAGTCTTTCCTATTGGTGGATTCTTAGGAACTTCATGGCCTAGATTTTCAAGATACTTAAGTACATGAGTATCAAGACAGGCTATGTTTTCTGTTTTGCGCGAATGAAGAATGAAGTATCTTGAAGTTTTAGGACCAATCCCATTAACCGTTTCCAGTTGTTCCGTTGTTACGGTTCTAAGGTCTAGTTTTGATTCTGCTAACTGTTGAAAAGCCTTGAGCAATTTTGTATGCTGTCCAAGTCCTGCATTCTTTATTGCGTCACCAAGTCTATCTCTGGAAGACAGCCATCTAATCTTCATAAAAGGCGAAACAGTTGCAGGACATCTTATGGGAACAATTTCTCGTCCGCCAAATTCCTTATGTTGCCATTCATGATCAAGATAGTCGCCTCTATCGGTATTAAGGAATCGTTCTAGCGCTAAGGAAATCTGTTTAGCAGTTTTACCAGCAACAGAAACGCAGAAGAGTAGAAACTCTTCAAGCTCAGCGTCAGTTCGATTGAAATTAGTAACGGCTGTAGGATCAACCATTTTTCTTCTCCAGCTTTTCCCAAGCAAGTTCATGAACGTAATACAGTACGATTTTCAATATCGTATCCAAAAAGCCAATGGCTAAACCCGCCTCAATGCTTCCTGTTACAAGGAAAGCGATAACGGCGGTAGCCACGCTACCGAAAATCCTATAACTTATGGCTTTCAGAAGTAAACGAGTCTTGATCACGAAAGTGATTCGGCTATTTTATAGCTCAGAATCACTAGACCACTCAGCTTCTTCAGTTTTATGCTCTGGGCGATGATGATCAAACGGCTTCCACAATGAACCGTCTCTTGCCCATTTGATTCGAGGGTCTTCCCATTTCTTCTTTGCCATAATAGCCTTAACTTCGTCTATGCTAATAGGAGCGTAGTTATGGCTATCAACGCCAGCGTCAAATGCTTGCGCTGTTTCGTCGTCAGGAAGACCGCCATGCGAGTGACCGTAAAGATGCCAAGCCCCATAGTGAGACTTGTTCCAGACTTTCAACGCATAATGACAAAGAACAATGTTCTTTGGAGCGCCGTCGATCTCTGTTTTCAGGGTAAACATATCGTATACCGCAGAAAACACTCTTGAGTTGTATGGAATCTTGTCGTGATTACCTAGAATCAACACAATATTCTTGCAATTGATTCTTTCTCTAAGAGCGGCAACATCAAACTTTGCAAAGTCGCCCAAATGAAAAAGCCGGTCGCCCGGCTTTACTCGGTCGTTGATGTTTTTCAATAGCGTCTCGTTCATTTCCTCGACGCTGGTAAAAGGCCTCTTACAATACTTGATAATGTTAGCGTGATTGAAAGTGTGTATCGCTGGTAAAGTAATCCATAACGATGTATCCTCGCTTTCTAGAGGCTATGCCTCTTAATAATTTGTGAAACTGCACTTTTTGAAATTGCCAAACGTTTAGCAATTTCTGTTTTCTTTAGTCCTTCTACAAGAAACGACTGTACTTTTTCGACTCTTTCTTTCCCTTTTTCTTGTCTACTCACAAAGTTTTCATTTATTCTATTCCATTTTCTATGTAAAACAGGAAGAGATAAACTTTTTCTTTTTAGATATCTAAGAACTATGGTATTGGTTATATTCCATACAGCATATCCTTGCTTGTTCAATTTAGGAGAAGAGACTTCAATTCCTGTTAATTCTGATAATCTCTTGCTCCAAAGATCAAAATTAGACAACCAAGAAGAATGGCATTTAATTTTGATATGACTATCAGGACGTTTTTGATTTTTACATATACATCCATCTCCATCAATAAAGCCAATAAGAAATGCTATAAAAAGATCTGTATTGTCTATATTGAATGAGCATGGGATCTGTGTCTTATTAGTTTGTATATCAAACTTTTTGCGTAGTTTTGGAACAACAATTGAATCCATAAAACGAACGCCAAAAGCATTACGGGTCTTATAAGGTTCAGTCTCGGAATTTACAAATTTAGCGAATGATTGTACATGCTCTTTATCTTTGGATGAAAGAACAAGAAATAATCGCTTTTCTTCAAAGTGACCATCCGCCATTAGAAAGCCCATCCAATAATAGGCTTCAGGTTTGTTTTTGAGTAATGAACTAAGATTGGAATTTTTCATATCCTCTTATTCGGTTCAGAGGAGAAAATTCCTTTGTGCGTATCTGAAGTAAACCAATCCATTCTAAATCCTTTCTGTGACAGGTTTCCTCTTTTGGCCTGTCCTCTATTTCTTTTACTATCCAATTATCGGCAGCATGACAGAAAAAGTCAAGCATTCACGGTCGATATTTGTGATATGAGTGGCAAGATACCGAAGATATTTCACCAAATTTGGCTCAATGGCGATATGCCTAAAGAGTATCAAGAACTAACAGAGATTCTACTATCTCTTCACCCTGATTGGGAATACAAGTTATGGACCAGCGAAAATCGACCAAAGCTTTTCAACGAGTCAGTATATAAGAATATGCCTTTTTGGAAATTCAAATCTGACCTAATCAGGTATGAAGTTCTTCTTAGAGAGGGAGGGGTCTATCTTGATGTTGACTTCTTGTTTCAAAGAAACATGAACGCTTTTCTTGAAAAAGACTTTATAGTTATCAACCAAAAGAACTTCAAAGCCTCTCCTGGATTAACAAACTGTCTCATGGGATTCCCTAAGGAACATTATGTAATCAAGTATTTGGTCATGAAGATCCCGGAACTAATGACTAACTCTTTCGATAATGATAGTAAGAGGCTTGGAGTTCATGGTGCTTTGCTAAAAAACGTTGGACCTGGAATTCTTTACAACATAAAAGGCATCGAACCAAACTTTAATCCTGTTTCCCATCAACATTTTTGCCCAATTTCTTCGATAGAAATAAAAGAGGCTAATCTCAGCGACTATTCAAGTTCTTATGCAATTCATCTTTGGAACGCAAGATGGGGAACTGAGATCATAAGGAATAACAAAACAAAACATGATTCCAAAAATCTTTCATAATATATGGCTTGGCGGAGACATGCCTGATACTCATAAGTATTTAGTTGATAGAATGCTCAAAATGCATCCCGATTGGGAATACAAACTTTGGACTGAATCAAACATGCCAAAGTTGTATAACGAAAAAATATATAACAGAATGAGTCGTTTATGTTTCAAAGCGGACGTTGCAAGGTATGAGATTGTACTCAATCATGGCGGCGTCTATATAGATACGGATTTCTTATTCCTCAAGAACATAGATGAACTCTTAGGCGAAGAAGCCATTATATCAAGAGAGTTTCCTATTGCAAAGATCCCAAACATAAATAACTGCATCATAGGAATAACCCCCAAGCATGAACTTATGCAATATGTTGTTATGAAACTTGAAGAGGTTTTTGAAGAGAAATACGAAAAGATTCTTGCTACAAGAGGAGAACATGCGGCTGGTATAGAAACCGTTGGTCCAAGGTTCTTTGACTCATGTATTAGAAACTTTTCTCCAGAACTTGAACAGAAAGCGTTTCCAATGAAATACTTTAGTCCTTTTAGAACTGGCTCGTCAAAGAACCTGTATAGACCATATCCAGAATCTTATGCTTTGCATTTATGGAATCATAAGCTTTCTCTCAATGATATTGATATACCAAAACTCCTTAAGGCGCAAACAGTTGATACCGAAAGTATTTCATCAGATTTGGCTTAATGGCAATCCGCCAGAACCGTTTGCATACTTCTCTGAACATCTAAGAGAGTTACATCCCAATTGGGAATACAATCTTTGGACTCTTGAGAACATGCCTAAGCTCGCTAATCAAGAAGCTTTTGATTGGTTCGAAAAACCAATGTTCAAATCAGATATCCTAAGATATGAAGTTCTACATAAGCTTGGAGGTGTATATGTTGATTTTGATTTCTTGTGTCTAAAGAACATTGAACCTTTACTTCAAAAAGATTATCTTGTTGTTTATGACGCTGATAACTTTCATATCAACAACTGTCTTCTTGGCTTCACTCCTAACAATCAAAGACTCAAGTTTTGTATTGACGCAATACCTTCAATGTTAGAAAGAGCAAAAATATCAAAAGGGTCAAGTCATTACATTGGATTGAACGCTGTTGGTCCAAGAATGCTACAAAGAAAACTTACAGAACATGACCCTTCTATTGTATTCTTAGATAGAAAACTAACCCATCCTGTTACTGCCGAAGAAATAGAAGCCAAACAGCTTAACGAGTTTTACGGTTCTTATGGAGTTCATTTCTGGAATAATAGAAAAGGCCACGAATTTATCGTGGCCCATAAGAAACTGCCTTGTTATCTTCGCAAGAATCAGGCGTGAACGTGGCTCTCAAGAGAAACAGGTCCACCTGTCTTGTCTTCAAGATCGAAGTTCTCTTCAATGAAGTTGATAACTTCTTGAGGATCAACGTTCTTGTTGAAAACTACATTCGGTCCATGCTGGTCAAGATAGACTGCATAGAGATTGCCAAACTTCTGCAAGCCTCTTGAAGTATTCTGACCGCATTGATGAGACCCACATTCGTATTCTCGTTGCGAAACGGTTGGAACCTTAGATCCTGGCTTGATGGGACAATGGAAATGAACAATACAGTCGCAGTCAGGATGTTCCGCAAAGACGATTCGCTGCGATTGACCGCCAACAGAAGGCTTAGCTCCGTAAGCAATAACCTTATCAGGTCCGTCCGTTTCAATCTTAACAAGACCAAGTTTTTCAATGTCATTGAAGTTGCTCTTGCGCTTGGAAGTCAGGAACGTTGTCGGACCAACCTTTGCTGCAAAGTGGCCTACTGTTGCACCATTGAAAACCTTGTAAGCGCCTCTTGAAACGCAATAGTTAACAACCGTTCGGAGAGTTTCAGGAACAAGCGAAGAATTCCACGCAACCGACTCACCAGCAATGACGGTTGAACGGGTAAATGTCAGGTGAGAACGCAAGTAGGCCATTTCAACAAGGCCTCTCAGTGCTTCTTCTCTGTTCGTTGTAACATGGTAACGAGCCTCTTCTGGCGTTATGACCATGCACAAACGAGTCTTTACATCATTGGCAAGAACAAGATTACAAGAAGCTTTTTTGCAAAGTTCAAGACCAGCAATGTACTGTTCGTCTTCAGTTGCGCCGCGAGTTGTCTTGAATCCAACAAGGAAGATATCTTTGCGACTACCTTCGCCTTGACGGAATGAGTTGATGACCTTATTAGCGGTATGGATGGTTATGGAGCCTCCATTTGCTCGCTTAGAGTTAAGCCTCTTGCCGTACTTATCGCCTTTCTGGTTAGCGATTGTTCCGTCAAAATCGCACATTGCGCAAGAGAAGAAAACAATCTTGTTGGTAAGATCGTTAATAACCTCTCTTGCAGCATTCGCAACGTCTTCGTTCGTTTCAATACGAGAAGACGGGTCAGCCATGCGAGTAAGAATGAGCTTACGGTCCATATTCGGAATCAACTCTTCGCAAAGCTCTGCAATGCGCCTTGCGGTTCCTCCATAAGCAGGAGCGCAGAGAGCAAGATGAGAGCGAATATGAGAGATTGTTCCGCCGCCAAAGATAACAACGCTTTTCTGGTTCATTTGATTAACTCCAGTAGGTATAAATGCATGGACGGAGTTCATTTACTGTCTTTGCCCAATCAGTAAACAAACCAACATAGTGAGTCCAAAGAAGGACAGAAGAAAAGATATCGCAACGGTATGCTTTATCCATCTCCTTTACTTTATCAGGTCCAACTATTGAACCAACCTTAGGATTGAATCTTCCAGTTAGACGATTATAGTCGCCTCCCATAAGTCTAAGAGGCAATACCCTTGGCTCAGGTTGCTGAGTGCTGATTGAGAATGGAAGTTCAAAATCAGCAACGCAATCAGGAAGTCTTACGTTTTCAGCATGAGGCTTCTTAATCATCATGTTATGAGGATAAACACCAGAGAAGCGGTCTAACCACTTGACTTTACAATTAGCTGTTCCACCTGCGTCGTAATAATCAAGAAGGTCGTCTCTTCTCATCCATCCTGGTTCTTCGGGAGGAATAATGCCAAAGATTCTCGGCAGTCCATATTCTCTTTGATGAACAAAGTCTATATGGAACCTTGCTTCAAGACTCTTTGCTCTTTCTTCTTCTGTTAGCTTAAAGAACTCTCTTGCTTTGGTAAGAATGCCAAAGGTTATTCCATACTTATCGCTTTGGCTTGGACCATTTGCAGCGGCAAGTATGTCTAGCTGTTCCTTCTCTTTTGAATCATCCATTATCCAGTCAAGGAATGGACGAAACATTCTTCTGGGACGATCATAAATCTCGTCGTCTTCATTAACCCAAGACTGGAATCTAGGATCAACAATGCGAAAGTCTTTGACTTTCACATCTCCAAGAGCGAAACAAAGAACTCTTTTGATCCTGATTCCCATTTACGCTCTCATTGTAAGACCTTCAACAGCCCACTTTCCAGAAGTAAACTGCGGATTCTCGATTAGCTCTCTTGGAGCAATCGTTATAACATCACAGTTGCCTGGAGTATCTGTTGCGTCAAACTGTTCAACTGTTAGATGCAAGAACCTCATGACAAAGCAACGAATAATCATGCCATGAGTAACAATAACAACATCTCGGTTTACTTTCTCAGGAAAGATAATCGCATCGTCGTCAAGAGGCATTTCGTAAACCTCTTTTTGCTTTCTTTCAAGCTGACGCATCATTGAGTCAAGAAAGTCAGAAGTCCGGTCAAAACAGTCGGCTGCGCTTTCGCCTCCGTCCATTCGATACCAGAAATAACCCTCATGCGCTCGCTTGGGCTTTTGCGCCTCAGGATCTCCGTAGCCAAAATCAACTTCTCGAAGTCTTGGATCTTCGTAAATCTTGGGCAGGTTGTTTTCGTTAAAGCCAGCGCCAGACAAGATACCCTTCATAGTTTGACGGGTTCTTGTGTATGGAGACTGATAAAGAAGAGCTTCGCTAAGGAACTTGCTTCCAAGCTTCACTCCAACAGCCTTCGCCTGCTCAATACCCTCAGGTTCCAGAATTGGAATCTGATGATTTGGCATATCCTGGTGCTTGATTAGTTTTGCATTCAGGAGAGATCGGGCGTGTCGAACGAGCTTAATCTGCATTGGTTCCTTCTATGAGAAGAGGGTTTACAACAGTTGAAATTTCTTGATACGACGGTTGAATATCATGACGAACTTCAATGCCGTCGCCAGTATTGATTAGCCAAGTTCCATTTCTCCAGCGAGGAGAAAGGTCAGTTGTCCAGTTCTTTCCTTGCGCATGCAGCATATCGTGCTGCGCCTGGCGGTCTTTGCCATGAAGCTGCTTCGCAGAGAAGAAGCTTCTGCAATACATGGAAAGAGAGTTGCGCTCCCAGTCTTTTGCTCGCCAGAGAAAGTAGTTAGCTACGTCTTCTCTTGGAATAGAGAAAGCTCTTGCGTCAAAGAAGGCAAGCTCATGACCAAGCATCTTGATCTTGCCAACAGTTAGCTCTTTGAGTCGAGCATTGAAGAAAGCAGTAAAGACAGAAGCGGAGATTGTTTCCATCTTCGCTTTGTTGTAGTCAAACCAGGCTTCAGTGTCAAGCTGATCGTAATCGGTCAGCAAGATTGAACATTCATCGCTCTGTAGATAAGCGAGCTTAAAGCCCTGAACCTGCCCTGCCAACTGCTCGGCGGCATAGTTCATAGCGTCAGAAAGCCTCTCGTCAAAAGGACGATTGAACGCCTTTGTGAAGGTATGGAAAGCCTTTCCGTCTAAACGGATTACACATGGCATTCTTCGAGGAAGTTCAAACCTGAACCTGTCCTCGTAATTTTCTTTCATGCGATTTCCTAGGCTATCCTTCATGTTCTTTTGCCTCCCAAAGATACCCTTTATAGCTTCTTACTTTGCCTCGGGCGCATTCTAGTATCTTGTTTCTAGCACCTTTTTGTGCAAAGCTGAACCTTCCTTGACCTGTAACATCTTCATTTCATTCGTTTTTGCATCCCTAATAGGAATCAAAACGTAATGAGTATGAGGATAGTTCTTCTTGCAAAGAAAGCAATCTTTCATTATGGCTGCTTGATTTCTTTGGTGTACTGATCTTTCATTTGCTCGAAAACTTCTTTTGTTACTTCTTCCCACTGTGATTCAAGGATTTTGTCAACTCCCTGAATACTTGGAACAAAGTCAAACTTCATGGTTCTTAAGAAATCCGAGACCATGAAAATTTCGCATATCAGCTTGCTTTCGCCTTTGGAATTCTTCATGAAACCCATGACGTAAAGAAGGGCAGGCATTTCGTCTGCCTCTCGGCGCAGCTTGTAGTAATGACCTGTCTTGAAGTTGTAGATGCTTGTTTCAGCGGTTGCTTTGGTTGGGTCCATGCCGCATTCGCCGCAATACTCACAGGGATAAGATTGCGGTTGTCTCTTTTGAACAACCGTACATTCATCATCCTTGCCGTATTTGCAACCATGAACAATGCAGCAATGTTCTGTATGAACGTCTTTAGCCATCGCAAACTTTCTTTTCAGGTTCAACAGTTTCGAAAGTAAGTATTTTACCATTGTCAAGGTACTTACCCCATAACTGATGATGCTCTGAGATTCTATTATTATTGGGCGTATCGTTAGCAGCCCAACGAACAGCGTCCGCTAAATGGCCTACAACGGCATACCGTAGAAGCTCTTCCCAAAAAGCTTCTCGAAGCTCTGCTTTAGAGAACTTCGAGAGCTTATCAGGTACTTCAAACTCGATTTCGAGTTTTACTTTCATGCCGAGAATTCAACCAGGTAACGAAGCTGATGCTGGTCTCGGTTGAAGGTGATGAACTCATTGTTCATAACCTGACTCTGACCCGCCTTTCCGAAGATGCAGTGATGGCCCTTCGGGTATTCGGTATAACCGCGAGGACCAGGAGCGACAAAGGGGTTGCCAATAGCGGTATCAGCAACAAACATGAACGCATGACGCCCAGCGACCGAACCGCCACCGCCGCCCCAACGGGAGTAACCAGAGGTATATCCTGCGCTCTTCTTCCAGTCGTCGGCCCAGTAGATACCACCGCCGAACATAGCGCCGGTAATGACAACACCAACGAGCGTCTTCGGAAGACGGAGGTTTTCGCGAAGAATACCAGGAACGTTGACTGAGCGAGTTCCGTGGAAGAGCATGGAGACGTTGGAGCCAGGGTAGAACGCAGCTTCGGCAGCGTCAACGTCGCTACGAACCGAGGGCTGGTGAAGAGCGCGTTCGCCAATCTTCACACCTTCGTCGGAAATCTTCTTGATTTGCTTGCGCCATCCGTCAATATGAGCAAGCTGGCGAACAGACCAGATGTTGTGAATCTTCATACCGCCCGACATATCGGAATGGCGGTTACGAGAAGCTCCGGGCATCCAGTTCAAGATGAACTTGCCGCGATCAGACTTTGGATCAAGCCATTCCATCTCGATGTTGAAGCCAGCAAGCGGGTCATTGCTCTTGTCAAGACCCATATCGACGGCATACAAGGCTGACTCAAAGGCGTCAAGATCCTGGTCCCAAGCAGTGATGTTATCCTTGTTGAGAATCCAGTTCGTATCGCCAACTCGCTTGATCTTCGGAATACGAGAGTAAAGGTGATTGGTCAACCCCTTCAATTCCGTATCGTTAATCTGATCTCGCTCGTTATCTCCAACCTTCTTGACTCGCTTACGAGCCTCAACCAGAACGTCGCGAGCCTCGTCAATAGAGGCTTGGGTAGGAATATTACCACCCTGAACGCTGGTCTTGGCATAAGCAACCGTACCAACGTTCATGTCTCGCATGAGCTTGAGAGTTTGATCGTCCCACTTGGGCTTTGACGCAATAGCTCCAGCGGCAGGAGCGGCAGTAATCTGCTTCTTCGCTCCGTCGTTGAAAGCAATCTTCTTTGCGTCAGGAAGACCCGTGGTACGAGTCGCAAGAGGGCGAACAAGATAGCAGTCTTCGCCAGCTTTGGCTCGAAGAACCTGCTTTCCAGCAATAGTCGTCCACTCGCCGCGCTTGTCGTTCTTGGAGTGAAGTTGCTTCTCGTACTGAGCCTGGGCTTCGGACTCATCACTGCATTCAATGAAAGTGAAGTCAGCCTTTGAAGCGCCAGTACGGCCCCATTCAAAATAGGCGTAGAACTTACTGTTCTTCTTCGACTTTACCACAGCACCGTGGTAATACTTGTTGGAGTCTTTGCCGTCCTGGGTAAAGCAACCCATATCGGCGAGTTTCGTGCCTGAGAAATTTCCGTCCTGAGTAGCGGGCGGACCAAAGCACTCGAAATCGTCATGGGAGTGCTTTGCAGGAAGTTCGCCTCGACCAAGTTTGGTAGCCATAGTTCTTCTTTCTGACTGGTTTCTCAAGGGGAAAATGAGTTCAAACCGACTACCAATCAGTATAGGTCGCAAAGTTTAGTTCTAGCTACGTTCTTGTGGAATCGCTTCAGTTTCTTGCTCGCCTCATCCCAAAAGAGGACGAAGGAGACGAAGTGCAAACAGCATCCTTCATTGGCTCAAGCTGGTTTCTTTCTCTACGAGATTTTTCACCAGTCTCTATTTCACCAGCCATCTTTTTCGCCAGCGAAGAAAGCTTCGTGTAACACTCTTCAACATACTCTGGCGTTACTTTCTGGTCAGGAGTCAGGTTTGATAGACAAGAGTTCATGAGCATTAGAGTAAGGCCCGCTGTTTTGTCATTTTCGTAAATGCGATTTATCAATTCATTTGAGAACATCATTTTTGGTCCTTCTTTGAGTGAGTCAAAGTTCAACAAAGGTATTATTGGTCTAGTAAAATGAATCGGTTGAACTTGCGAAACTGCATAGAACATTATTCGCTCTCTGGTTCTTCATTTGTTTCTTCAGGTTTATTGAAGTCTTTCTCGTTGAAATAACCGTCATTCAATCCAAGCGTTAAGAAAGCGCAGAAGTTTGTTTTTGCGTCTAAGGGATTGGCTCCGCTAAAGATGATCCCTTTTGGTTGTATGCCTTCAGGGAATCTGCTTTTGCATTGTTCGTATATCTCTTGAACGCTATTTCCTGCAAAGGTAATAGAATCATTTGATTTTGTTATGAACTTACAGGTTAGCCTAGGAGGGCCTGCAAGGTAAACAACTTCAAAGTCAAACGCTTTCATTCTTTTCATTTGGATTGTCCTTTATGTAGGAGTCATAAAGTTCAGAAACCATTTTCAGGAGTTCTTCCTTCGATTTGATTTCTTGACAAAATCCTGGAACCCAAAGACTAGAGTTTTCAACATGATCGAATGTATTGAGACCAAAAGGGGTCTTTATTTCAACCTTATTCCGGGTCATTCCAAGCGCTGCTATAAAATACATCCCACAACTCCTTAATTGAGATCATTGAATCCAAGATCCTGCTCTATGACATTTTCCTCGCCAGACTTATAAACTGAATCGTACAATTTTTGAGGAACGAGTATCAGAAAGATATCGCCATTCTTCATGGTCGCTATAACTGAACATTCCTTATCATCGGTTGAAATGACCTTTTCAACGTCGTCCCAGTTGATATTCTTATGGTCAATACCAAAAGGGCAAGTAATGCTTTCCAAAGTATTCTTCGAGTGAGTCTTCATTCTCTGAACTTCCTTGCTAAATAGAAGAACGCTTCTAGGTTCTTCTTTGATTCTTCTTCATCTTTGCCCGAAAAAGCAACGCTTACATAGTTGAATCTTTCAGGGAAACGCCTATTCAATTCAAAGAATATGAAAGCAACAGAATTCCCTTCTACCTCTATAGAGTCTCCATTCTCAAGAAAGAACTTGGCATAAATAGCTGGTTCTGGAGGCTTGCCGAAGATATTCAAGCTGTTATCCATTCTCTATAATTTACAACGTTCTTATCTCCTATCCTCTAACTACTTGCTGACAATAGGAGAACATGGCAATAGCGCTTGCGCAACCAACATTCAAGCTTCTAACAGAGCCGTACTGCCTTATGTATACAATATCGTCACACTTGGTAACAACGTCTTTGGTTAGTCCAACCGTTTCCTGTCCAAAACACATGACTATATGCTTATCCTGCGGCCAAACAAACGAATCAAGCGGCTTCGCTTCTGGCAGGTCGTCAAATCCTACAAGATGAAAACCCTTGTTCATAATGTCTTCGACCGAAGTGATATGCTCTATATTCTCATAATGATGAGTTCCAACCGTTCCTCGAACGTCATACTTTCTATGTCCTAGAACGTATATCTTCTTTCCCAAGAAAGCGTTTGAGTTACGAATAACACTACCAATATTGAAATCATGGAAGTGATTGGTAATGAGTATTGAGAAATTGTGTCTCTTTTGGTTGAGAGCGGCTTTGATAGCGTCAGTCTTCCAATACTTGTAAACGTCAACAACGTTCCTTGAGTCTTTGGTTTTGAGACATTCTTCCTTGCAAGCAACTGCTCCGCTGATAGAGTCATGATACTTGCTGCAAACTGTGCATTGATACTTCATACCAATCATATTTCAATAACGACCATAATCCAAGCACTACTTTATGAATCACCATAGTTAAAGAAAAAGGGTCGCCCCGAAGGACGACCCTTGTTTGTTGTGATTTCTCTTGTTTAGAAGAGAACCTGGAACTGCATGCGGAAGGCAACCTCATTTTCGTTAGAGGAGCCAAGCAAACCAGTGTTCGAGAAGTTAGCCATTGAATCGAGACCAGTAGTCTCGTTCAAAGACCATACAACGTCAGCGGTAAACTTAGCAGCCTGACCATAAAGGTAGTAGTTGACACCAGCGGTAACGAAGTTGAAATCGTTATTGCTGAGGCCTCTATCAGAATCAGCGAAGACCGCATCATAGCGAGCGAAAGGCTCAATCTGCTCAGTTACTCGGTAGCCGCCCTGGAGAACAACGCCAAAGTCGTCAAAGTCGCCGCCAGTTGTCTCGGTATTACGACCAACACCAGAGAGGAAAGCATTCCAGCCGCTATACTTCCAAGTTAGATCGCCAGTATAAGAATACATTGCGTCCTGTGTGTCGCCGTCTTGATAATGGAAGGCCGTACCAGCAAGAAGAGAATTCTGCTGCGACTTAGTTGCGGTAAACTCGGTAAACTCATTGTAGTTACCAAGGATTGCATACTCCGCTCTTGCGGTAAGAGCCAAATCAGATTCGGCAGGGTCGGTGAAATCTGTATTTGCAGTATCAAAGCCGTCTGAAACAGCGCCAGTCAAACGAAGCTTATCAAAGCTATAAGCAAACTGGACACCCTGCGAATATCCCTGACCGAAAACATCAGAGACTACCGAGCGATTAGCGGCAAGCTGGTATCTGTCAGCGACATTCTGTTCCTGCAAGAATGGAAGACGGAACTGACCAAACTGGAATCGTCCGCCGTCAAAAGCCTTGAGTCCGGCATAAGCGTCGAACAACTCAATTTCGTCGGTTCCGTTCTTAAATCCGGTCTCCAACATAAAGTCAACAGACTCATTGAGGTATCCGCTGAAACGAAGCTTTGCAAGCGGAATATCAAAGCCAGTCTCTGCGTTATTTCCAAACGTTGAATTCGAACGACTTGGATTGTAAGTATAACGGAACTGGAGGTCGCCGCCGATGTTCAATCTTGCGCCGTTATTTGCAAGAAAGAATCCATTACCATCATGACCGCTACTCTGCTGCCCGTTTAAGCTTGAACGAGTCTGGGCGTCTGCGAGCATGGCTGCGGTTGTCGAGTCTGACTGCGCTAGCGCCGTGCCAGCAAACAGAGAAACGACTCCCAAAGCAAACATTGTAAACTTTCTCATTTCTAATCTTCCTTTTGAAGCGACTTAATTTGTGGCTATGCAGGACACGCTTCTCGCCTCATAGCCTTTGAGCAAAGGGCTATCGGCTGATAGTCTTTGCTAACCTAGAAGGTTTCACGCAGGACTATCGGCTATAGGCGAAATTTTTCTTTAGTTTACACAGTTTGCCAAACGCTGACTAATCGGCGTGATTTGCTAAAGAATGCGTTTTTCAATGTTTATTTGGCTTATAGAAGGTTTTTGGGTCAAACTCTGTCTTTCCAGATTTTAGACATTCAGCTATGTAAGGCTTGCATAAACCGCAGCCAGTACCGCATTTAAGAATTTCTTCTATCTTTTCCTGGTTATAGCCATTTATTTGCGCGAAATTTAGGATTTCGGCAAAAGTCTTCTTGAAACATACGCAACGATTGACCATAAAAGACCATTCAAAGTTTCCTCTGAATGGTCCTCTCAGGGATTAGCCCTCGAACTTTTCAAGATGAGCAAGCATGTTATCGATCTGCTCGACCGTCAAACCAAGCGGTTGCACAGCCTCAGGAGTCGGATAAGGATGACGAGCGATGTTGAAAGCGTCAAGAACGCTCATGTCGTTGAGGGGATGGCAACCCTCAGCAACATAACGGTAAGAACCGAAGACCGGATACATCTGAGGCTCCGGCTTCATACCAACGATTTCAAAGCCCGTCTTCTGCCCCTTGTCATTACGATACCACTTGCGGAGAATACGATTCTGAGGCTGCTTGCGGTCCCAGCGAACCCATTCGCCGTAACGATGAAGAGCCTTGAAGTACAACTTCTTAAGCTTCTTGAGCTTGAGGAAGGTGGCATGGTCGCAAGCGTGATAACCCCAACGAGACTTGTTAACATTCTGAATAGCAGTCATTGTTTGTTTCCTTTCTAAGTGTTTGGTCAACTGAATTTGATTGATTTCTAAAAAACAACCGAATTTGGTTGTTTTCGCGTATTACAACTTCAAGAGGTTGTCAGGTCATTAGACACCTCCTTATTGAAGTTGAGAAGCTTATAGCAACTGAACTTGCGCCTCAGCTTGGAATCAGCAGGAAGCGGCTCAGTAGCGATAGCCGTGGTTTCGTTGTTGCGGTCGGGTTCTTCGAACTTGGCGACTCGAATGCCATAATGCTGAAGGCGCTCATAGGCCTTCAAAAGCTCATCTTCATTTTTGACAGAGAGCAGAACCAGATGAGGATGTTCCTGGTCCTAGCCAGGAGCGAATCTTCTGGTTGCCTCAATCGCCGCATGGCAAGATTGAACTGCCTGCTGAGACTGCGAGAGGTCTTGTCGAACGAGAACGTACAAGTAAACGGGTTGTGTCTGTACCTACGTCATTTTTGACTCCTTACTCTAAGTATATCGGCTTTCCGCCGAAAGTTTAGTTCTGCCCCACGATTTTCTCGATTTTCTTAGGCCCAAAACTTGAGCCAAGAAAACAGGTTCCAGAAGCTCCAGGGCTTTTCTTCAGGAATATTTACAGGAAGATCAATCGAGCGGTCAACAACCTTTACTGGCTTAGAGAACTTACCAGAGGCAAGACCTTCTCGAATCATCTTCAATCCAATCAGGTGAGATTGAACCCGAATAGAGATTACTCGGCCAATGTCTCCATATTCGTAGTATTCATCCCCAAAGAACTCGCAACCATTGTCATTGAGGAAACGATGCCATTCGCTTTCATGAGAACAAGCGCCAATAGCATCAGGGCCAAGGTCTGCAAACTTCTTCTGTTTCTCAATGAGTTCTCGGCGGTAATCATGCTCTTGAAGCTTTCGCCACTCAAGAGTCTCAGAAAGATTCTTGAGATACTCCTTGGCAATGACAATGAACCTGTCCTTCTCTTCGCGAGAAAGTTCGCTCCACCCCTTATACGTCTCTTCTTCGAGATAGAGAGCTAGACCAGGATCTTTTTCTTTGACCAGATTATCAACATACCCGTCATGGTAAAGGGTGTCATAGAAGGAGTCGCCCTTATCTTCTCCGATTGTATGGTCTTCGATATAAGAGTGAATGTAGTTCTCGGCAATTTCTGGACTCCAAACTCGACCGCGTTCGCCGCAGGAGCTTGCTTCGCATTTGCCGTCGAAGTAATCAAGATCACAGCCGCCCAAGAAATCAATGCTGATCGGAGGAGACCACTGATAAATAGCCTCGCCCAAGTCTCCAGTAACCATGAGATAGCCCATCTTACAATCAATGTAATAGACTACCGCCATGTTCCAAGTACCAGGTTTCCGCCACTTGATTTTGATGAAATCGTCTTCGCAAATGATGAACTCAGGAATATGGTCGTTAAACCATTCTTCCCGAATACGCTTAGATTCTCTCTTGTAAAGGTCGTATTGATTCACAGGTCGATTCTCCTGTTCTCAGAAGATGGAGTCTTTTTGCATTCAGGGCAGCGCGGATACAGGAAGCCCATCCAATCGACCATGTTCTGATCGTTGCGCAGCGAGAACGTATAAACTTGTCCGCAAGAACAGCGAATTTGACCCTCACCAGCGTTGTTATCGCTGAGGGTTTCGGTCTGTTCAGTCACGTCGATCATTTCGACTTGAAGCATTTGTACCAAACCTTTTCGGCTTATACTTGCGGAAAATGAACCTTTGAGGCTTTACCTCTTTGGGCTTATGCTCTTGTTTCACATCATTTGTTCGCGGCGACTTTTCCATTTGTCGAATTCTTCCTCGTTGAATGCTTCGATCATGTCCGTCAAGGCTTCTTCGACCTCTTGAGTCGAATTGACGAGCTTGATCACGAAATCTCCAAGACGAGGTTCTTCGATTGTGAGAGAAATCATCCCCGTTCCAAGTGGTTCGCAAGTTATCCTGCAACCGCAGCGAACAATCTTCTCATAGCCAGATTGAACGCTAACGGGTAAGGCAACTCTGCTTACCTTCCTCATTCCTTTTGGAGGGATGAAATTACTAATTTCAACTACAGTTATTGTTCGTTGCATCTTTACCGCTCGCAATAGCAAGAGCCTGCTCTTTGGTAACACCAGGTCTTGCAATGGCAATTTTCTTTGGGAAATCGAACCCGACTCGAACTTTTTCGCCGCGAATACTGACGACAGAAACCTTACCAAGTTCATTACCGTTTGCGTCGTACAGCGTTGCAGCTTCGTCTTCCTTGACCGTAATAACCAGCATTCCGTTGCTCCTTATTTCTTGGACTTCTTGACTCGTTCCTTAATCTTCTTCGCCGCTGCGCTTATTGTAACCGAGTGATACTCCACAAATTGCTCAGGCGGAAAAAGAATATCCTGGTTAGGATTAATCTTTCTTTGACCTTCAGCGATTTCAGGATCTCTGCTCAGTTTGCACATCTTCCTGGCAAAGATAAGCGCTCCAGCACAATGCTGAGCGCTTTCCATTGCTTTCTCTTGCCAATCAGGATCGTCGTACCCGATCTTGTTTTCAACGTCATGATGACAGAAGAAAGGTTGGTCAGCTTTGATAGAATCGACAACGCCTTGAGGCGTATAGTTACCCAACCAGGAAGGTACTGCGTCCTTCCGAAAGGGACAAGCTGCACAAGGCTTTTTCAGGTCGAACTTCATAACTTTCAGATTTCTGGAGGCATTTGCGGCTTGTAGCCATGCTCTCTCAATAAACGATGAAGCTTTGCGTATTCTTTCTTCAACTCTTTTGACTTCTGTTTCATTTGCTCAAGTTTGCGCAAGGCTTCTGGCGCAGATTTGATATCAAACAGCGTATCAAAGACTTGAGGAAACTCGTATGGAGTTTTGTCTGCCATTTAATGCCCCTGGCGGGACTCGAACCCGCAACTCGCAGAGTTTTAGAGACTCCGGCTCTAACCAATTGAGCTACAGGAGCTAGCTTATCGACTGTACCAAATAAAAATCGGTCTAACAAGGCCATAAGAATACGGCGAACCCGGCAAGCCGCCAAGTCTAGAGCCATACATGTGAAAACCCTTTACTGCCATTCCAATATCTTGAGAAAAGGCGGGACATTTCATCCTGTCTTTCTCCCAGAAATCAAGATCGAATTCGTCCGGACTATTGTTCAAAACCCAAGACTTAATAAAATCTTTCCAGGGAATAGGAAATGGAGATACCTCTAATTCAAAATATAGTAAATTCTTCAAGTTTTCCGGATAGTCTCGGACTCCGTTCTCTGGAAAGCCAACGCTAACTTTTCCTGCTTTACTATTCCAAAACAAAACAAGGCCTTTTCTTGGGGCAACTGCATAACCCTTTGGCTCTTCAACAGTTTCCAGATAATTTAAAGCGGAATCGAGGCTACGATTGCTGTCGCCCTGAATATCAAAAAGAACATTATTCATTCAGATTAGCTCCGTAAGTTTAGTTCTGATATTAGCCCTTGTTGGGCCATGACTTGCAAAAAATCTCTCAACTCCGCAAGCTTCTTCAAGAATCGCAAACAACTCATCTTCTCCAACATTCGCAATTTCATTGTTGAAGTTGATATCAAATCGCGAACCAACCTGATCAAGACAACTTACGGCGATAGCAGGAGTTGCCTCAACGCCGATTGCCTTGGCAATATCTTTTGCAATGCTCTCTTTGAGCAGGTCAATATCAAGACGACCAAAACGAAGAGTCCCCTGCCATTCATTATGTACGTTGGTCTTGTCTTCGTAACTAAGTGTCGGGTCTTCGCTCGGGAAAGGCCCTTGACCATGACGAGTCATGTAGGCTCTGGTGGCGTAAGTGACATCAATCTTTGCAATATGCCAAGCCTTGCAAAGCATAAGGATATTATCCATACCAGTCTTGCTTCTTGTGACATGAGGAAAGAAGCGATGATCTTCGTCAAGAAGAAGACCTTGAGCGCCTTCGAAGACAATATTCTTAGCGCCGATTACTTCGAGCGCTTCTCTTTCGTCAACTGCTCGATTGTAGGCATTGAACTCTTCAACAGCATTGTTGAAGTTCTCAACAAGAACATCTGATTCAAAAATCTGGAAGAAGTTCTTATCTGGCTTTAGATTGAGTTCTTCAATCCGCTTCCTTGCGTAACTGTCTCGAACCTTCTTGTACCAAGCAATTCGCTTTTCTTTTGAAAGAGCATCCTTCGGAGAAGTTATGAACTTTTCTCGCTTGTCGTAAGGCGCAATTCCGATACAACGAGTCATTGTCTCGTTGATTCCAAGACCGCAAGAACCGTGACGATTGCCGCTACGCTCTCTTTCGACTTGCTGGTTGATAAGCATGTCATAAGGAAGCGTAAGATAGGCAAGGTCAGAAAAGAAGATTTTGGGGTCAAGGCCCAGTAACTGCAAAGCCTTGCGTTCTCTTTGCCAGACAAACGGATTTACAACGAAATGAGAAGAAAGAAAAGTAGCGGCCCCAGCAAAGGAGCCGCTACCAAAGTGACCAAAAACATGCCTCTGACCTTCAGGAGTAACAACGGTATGACCAGCCTGTGCGCCGCCGTTGTAACGAACCACAACAGTTGAAGGACCGCTAAAATAATCGGTCATGAGGCCCTTGCCTTCATCACCAAAGTTTGCGCCAATAACCGCTGTGGTCTTCATTTCTATCTTCCTTGACTTGAAACTTGCTGGAAAGTTTGATTAGAGGCGAACAAGGTCGGCAGCACCCGCCGAAGACTTGCTCAGATTCTTGATTGCGTCGCGAACAACGACCGACTTGGAACCGTCCCAGCTATCGGCCACATCGTCGGCGTTAGCGCCTTCGTTGACCTGCATTGCAGAGACGATCACTTCCGCCAGAGCGTCCTTGTTGGGGATTACAAGAACTCGCTCATTGAGCAACTTCTTCCAGGCATTTACGGCGTCCTGGCTGATAGTGCTGGAAGTGTTAACAACGATGTGGAAGACTTCCCAGTTCTTCTGAACCTGCTCAAACAAGTCCTTCGTCGAGATGTCGTTCTCAACGTCGTCGCCAAAGACAGCCTTGATCTCTTCGCGAGTCAACGTTGGGTGAACTCGCTCGTCGCCAACCGTAAAGAGATAACCCTTACGCTTGCGCTTGATGATGGCGTCACACTTGGTCTTGTTGACGGCAAAGTACCAAGCCAACTGGTAGGACTCGCCGCCGTTTCCTCCGCCGTTAGCTTCCAGGTAGATCTGCTCGATCTGGGAAGTAAGAGGATCAACAGCGGCCTCGAACTGGCTGACCTGAAGAGGAGCGCGCTCTCGATTGGCGCTATCACCAATCGCGCCAACCAAGCAGTGAGGATCAGTGACCGGCTTGCGGTCATAAACCTCCTTCATAACAACGCCAAGACCCTGCTTGATGATCTGTTCCGCAAGCTCTCCCATCGAGCCGGTCTGGTCAACGAAAATCATGACGGGAGTTGACTTGGGATTGGCGGTAGAGTCGCAGGACTCTCGGAACTTGATCTTGCTCGGGTCCAGTCCGTCAACGATAGTTGTGCTGGTAAAGACCTGAGCGCGAGGCGTTGCTGCGACTGAGGCGCTGTAGCTCTGCCAACTGTTACTGTCCCAACGTGAATTGCCCATATTTCAATCCTTGTAAATGTCGCTTGCTTCGATCTTCATCTCGACAAAGCAACGTTTGCCGAAACTCTTGTCCCTAGCTTTCTCCCAACTTGAATAATCCTGCCTGGCGTCACCCTGAGTAACGCCTCGCAAGAAATCAAGCATGGGTTTAGGGGCCTTATCTGTATGAATGATCACAGACCCAGACGGGTCGCCAAGAAGAGTTAGACCAAGTTGCCGAATAAGGCGAAGGTCTAACTTGTAGTCTGCTACTTTGGTTTGAAGCATTTCCGAAGGCGCTGTTTCAGCAGAAAGCTTGGGTAAAGCGTTTAGCTTAGAACCAACTCTGCGAGAGTACCACCAGCCGCCAAAAATCATGACGCTATGGTGCTTTGGAGATACAAAGCAGGTCATTTCAGAAATGCCGTTATGAGTAAGGCCAGTATAACCAAGATAGCAAGTAAGGTTGTACAAGCTACTGATTACCCAAGCGACATGCTTTGGATTCATTTCCCCATTATGAAAATCAAGAACATCCTTCAGTAGGAAAACGTCAGGAGTCTTAGACAGGACAACAACATGCTCACCCTTGTCTGTTTCGAAGCTATCAAAAATCGAGGGCAAGTATCTTTCGATCTCGCTCTTCATGTCGTCATTTTCGTACTTGAAACCGTGCTTTGCAGTTTCCATAAACTGCCCAAACAGGTCTTTGTGTTCGGGCTTGACAACGTAGCAAATTACCCTGTCGCCATAGACCATTTCGCCAAGCTCAAAAGAGTGCTTGCGACGATACTTGACGGTTCGAATCTTTCCGTCTTTACCTCGAAAAGAAAGCTCTCCAGGCTTCGACCAGGTCTTGTTCTTGATCTTGTCAAGAACATTGTCGTAAAGCTTATTGAGACGGTCAAAGACAGCTTGCGCCTGAGGGTCTTTGTTTATGTCAGGATGCCACCGCTTTGCCATATCCCTGAATAAGCTCTTGGCCTCGTCCTCTGAGTTAGGGAAAAGGCGTTCTGGCTGAGATTCAGGAATAGCGAGAATTGCGGTTGCGTCCATATCTGTTCTTCATTTCTTCTGAGAAAGTTTAGTTCTTCTTTCTCGTTACTGCGAAGGGTTGTTCCTGTTTTGTCTTTCGACAATTCTCTTGATTTCCGCCCGAGCTTCACGCTCTCTCTTGTCTTTCCTGTCATTCTTGGGCTTCATACCCATGAGGGTTCGACCGCTTGCGCCGAAATCTCTTACCTGCCTGATAGCGGTAAAGATATAGGCAAGAATGGCGAAAAGCATTAAAGCAAGCAAAACCCAGAGGGCGTTCTGGATCTGCTCAGGTTCTAAACCGTATGGGTGAAGGTCTCGGAAGGTTGACGTTTCTTGATCGGTCATAGACTCTCAAGTGTAGGCTTCTTGAGAGCCACTTACAACTAACGGAGGTCTCTGATTCGCTTTCTCATCTTGTCATTTTCAATTCATTGTCAAGCTTTTTTGCAGTTCTTGACAATGGAAGATAAACAAAAACAATAAACAAAACCAAACCTGTTCCAATAAAGAACCAAGAACTTAGAAAAAAGCCCAAGATTGCCAAGACCAGTGCAACAGCTAAAGAACCGACAATCATAAGGTAATACTCCAGAATCGAAGCGAATGTTCCAGAATCACTCATTTTCCTTTAACCTTCTACTTTGTTCCTCTCGATGGCGAATGGTTGACAGGAGCGATCTATATCTAACTAGCAAAGTAACCGATTTTTCAATTCCTTCATCGGTTGTTTTTCTCTTAGAGTATTCGCACCAATCTTGACCCGCCAACTCGCTAGCCTCTATCCAGAGGCGTCTTAATTCTGATTGTTCCTCTGGTGTTCCTTTACGCAGGATAGCGTATTCCTTCGTTCTTTGAACGTAGGCGGCATTTGACTCACCTCTGTCATAGTATCCTGCATCCATAAAATCGAGTAGTAAAGCCTCATAGCCGGGGTTCTGTTTCTAACTCTTCATTTCTCTCGTTCCGAAGAACGGCAAGCGTTTATAGCCTGCTGCCCGCTACCCGCCGAATCGTATAGCTCACCTACTACGGCTTACATGCGGTTACTGCCTCGGTAGTGCAAACGGCTGTTTAGGCCTCCTACCTTAAGCTATGCAGCCCCGAACTTCCTCGCCAGCCTCTTTTGCAGAAGTGGCGCGAAGAGTCGAGCTTTACTACTCAAGGAACTATAGGCTAGTATCGACCACAAAATAAGGCCTTGATGGAAAATCCACCAAGGCCTTATTCCTAAAACGTACATTTTAGACTGTCTGGTAAACTCCGCAAACAGTCGAAAGAATTGCCTCGCAAGCCTCATACGGGTCAATGTTCGCAGCAGGGCGACGGTCTTCCAGATAACCCTTACCCTTAGCAAGAATTCCTGGCGGAATACGAATAGAAGCGCCTCTATCCGATTCTCCAAATCTAAACTGGTTAATCGAGCATGTTTCATGCTTACCAGTCAATCTCTGGTCGTTGTTCTTGCCATAAACAGCAAGATGCTTTTGAATGTTCTTTTCAAGAGCGCCGCAAATAGCTTCAACATCAGCCATAGTAAGCTTTTCTCTCATTTCCTTAGTGCTGAAATTGATATGACAGCCTGTTCCATTCCAATCGCCTTTAACAGGTTTTGGGTCTAACTTAATTGTTGCTTTACTCTTTTCCGCAATCTTGTTGAGCAAGAAACGAGCGATCCAAAGCTGGTCTGCGATGGTTGGAGCCTCGCCTGGTCCCATCTGGAACTCCCATTGGCTCGGCATGACTTCCGCATTCGTGCCTGAGATTGGAAGACCAATATCAAGACAAACCGACAAATGATCTTCGCTAATATCCCTACCCCAAGCAACGTCAGAACCTACGCCGCAGTAATAACGACCTTGCGGAGCGGGATAACCCTTCTCAGGCCATCCATAAGGATTCTCGCCATACTGATCGTATATAGCATACTCTTGTTCAAGAGCAAACCACATCTCATGATGCTTATACTTATTCCATGTCTCAACAAGCTTTGCTCTTGTATTGGAAGAATGAGGAGTCCCATCAGGATTCATAACTTCACACATAACAAGATAAGCGCCATGATTAGGATAGAAAGCTAATGGATTTTCACAAAAGTAAACAGGCTTCAGAACGCAATCGCTTTTGCTTCCTGAAGCCTGCATTGTGCTTGAGCCGTCAAAACTCCATGCTGGAATTTCTTCAAGCGATGTTATCTTATCAACCTCTGGAACAACCTTAATCTTTGCCCTCAAATTTGCAACCTCATTCGGATGATCTTTATTGTGGGCATAACCGTCTAACCAAATGTATTCAAGTACAGCCATTCAAATCTCCTTTAGGGTATGAGTTCTAGGAGACATTAACGGCAAAATACGCATACTTCAACAATCGAAATCACTCGATTTGGTCATGAATTCTTTTTGGAGCCTTGATAATCAAGTTGCCATTCCAATATCGCATGGTTGCTGTATCTCCCCACGCTTCTGGCTCAACAACCGTTTGAATAAGGTTCATAATTTCTTGAGCATTATTCTGTTTTGTTGGCTGTTGCGTCTGAGGAGGATTTCTAAATGGACTACCACCATTGTTATTCAATACGTTATTAAGATCTATTTCTGGCGCGTCAGGAAAATCTCTTACAACAAACTCAGGGTCTTTGATATTGTAAACCACAACATATGGCTCGTCATTCGGAGTCTCATTTTGAGGCTGCGCTCCGCCAAATAAGGCCGCTACTAAAGCAAGTAATGCAAACATCTGTATTCTCCTTAACAGTTGATATCTGGATAATCGGATGGAATTGGCGCAGAAGGTAAATCGGTTGGTTTGTAGAAACCGCCTATTCTGCAATGCTCAGACAAGAATCTCCAATACTTGTATGTTTTATTGAAATCGCGCCAGCATCCTGAACTTCCAAGCTTATTGTTCATGATTATGATTAGGTCGTCAATAGAAGGCTTTGTCGGAGTAGCCCCTCCGTCAGAAGAAACCGTTACTGTAATTTCATTATACCAAGTCTCATACCCGCTGCTTACGCCGCGAACGGTGTAATACCAATCACCAGGAATAGGAGACTGGTCTTGAACGTATTGAGTTGTTGACATAGCAACTTGAGTATAAGGTCCACCCCTAGTTGCAGATCTTAGAAGTTTGTAAGAAGTACAATTACTATTCAATCCGTACTGGAAAGTAACCGTACTTTGATTAGAAAACTGCAAATCAGTTCTTGAGCCTTGGCTCTTGTTATTCTTGAATGTCAACATAATACTTCTATTGCCGTCGCCAAAAGAAGTTCTGGCATACAGACTAAAGAAACCATAGTATGTTTGACCAAGATCGTTTCTTACAGTAGAAGGAAGAGAAGCCTTAGCTATACGGATTCTCTTTATACCTCTAAATGCAAGAGTTGAATCAGGATGATTTGAAATATCAGAAGAGCCAACAGCATATGCAAACTTTCTCAAAGAACCATATTCTTCATACCTAGATACAGACCTAGTATCAATCGAAAATTCAAGAACATATTCAAGGTCTTGACCTGGAGGCGGGATGAAATCAACAATGAAATCGTCGCTCTCAGTTAGAGACTTCAAATAAGTTGGAGCTATAGGCCTTTGATTTGTAGTATAATCAGGGTTAACGTCCCAACCAAGTTGAGTAGCAAAAGCAGACCTAATCCAAGCATTAAAAGCTGCTGAAGTCCAAATGGTCGGATACCCTGGTCCACCAAATTCAGGATCTCCCATAACGAGAGCGTTATCAACAAAATATGAACATGCTTCTTCGTCTGTCATGCCAGTTGTATCAACTCCATTTTCGGAAAGATAAAGCAACATGGTTTTCAAAGCTAAAGCATCAAACCAAGAAGGCTTAGTGTAAATACCAACTCCTCTTTCTGATTCGTAAACAGCTTGAGTTATGAATCCAGA